TGGGTTTGGAAAACCATTTTCACATGCAACTTCTATATCTATAGTCACAATAAGAATTTTATCAACATCCCACTTTACATGATTAGGATACTCATCTGCAATATAATTATACTGAAATAAAGTATTACCATAGATTAAATGTGGTTGGTCTTCATAAGACTTTAACCATTCTTTTGCTTCTTTAATTGTTTCGTGTTTTACAGGTGTAACAAATTGCCCATCAAGGGTTTTGTGTTTGGTTTCTTTAATTACCTTACAGAATAGGGTAGGGGAATATTTAACCTTTCGATTAAGTCTTTCACCATTCACATATTCTCTAACAAGTAGAGTATTGCCCCAAGGCGTTACATTAGTGTAAAATTGCATTATATAATTATACTCGCTTTAAACAAGTTTTGTCAATGTTTTTATGTTAATAAATCTGGTTGATTACCATAATGTTTATTTAAGGTTTCTAACTTATCTTCGGCATCGGCAAGTTTCACCACCTCTAAATCAACTGCTTGAACTAGGTCTGGATGTTCTCCAATACCAGCAGGATTTGTTTGATAAACATTTATGTTCGCTTTAGCAGAAGCAATCTCTGCTTCATATTTTTTTCTTAGTGCATCAATTATCATTTTATTTTTCCTTTTCAATTGTAAATTTAGTGGTAACAATATATTTTCTACTAGGATTTACCATTACATTTAGTCTATTCATTAAATCTTGATTAATTAAAACTTTTGTTGTTTTATCTGTTCTATCATCAATGATACATTCCACATCTTCATATGTAGTACCTAAAAATGTTATATCCATATGAACCATTGGTCTTTCAAATACTTTAGCATTAACGGCCCCTCTTTCATATTTTCTCATTTTAATTAATTTATTTTTAAATGAACCTTTTGGCATACTAAATTCATCATCACCACCTTTTGTAGACCAAAATACTGTGCCGTTTTTAATTTCAACTTTGTCAGCGTGAATCATAACTCTTGCACTATTACCTGTATCAAAGTTAGCAGAAACATCCCCTATACCCTCTATTGTTAGTACCTCTATTCTACCGATTTCAGATGGTGTTTTAATTCTATTATCTTCATCTTCAAAATGTTGTATTAATCCTTTGATTAAATTTTCACCTGTTGCACTTTCAATACCCTCTGTGCCAGGCGATGAATTTACTTCTAGAATATATGGTCTTTCTTTATTTCTATCATTAGCAGGTATAAAATCAACAGCACAATAATGACCATTAACTGCTTTAGCAGCTAACACGCAATCCTCTATCTCTTGCTCTGTTAATTTAAACATTTTAACTTTTCCACCTTGTGAAAAGTTTGACCTAAAATCTCCCTTTATAACATCACGCCTCATTGAAGCAAAAACTTTACCACCTAAAACTAATACTCTAATATCAAATTCTGTTTTTATATATTCTTGAATTAATAATTCAACATCATCTGTTTCTTTATAAATTAATTGAGCAATACTATCTAAACCTTTTTCTGATTCTACAAATAAAACTCCAACACCCTTACTACCCCTAAGAGTTTTCATTATTATAGGATAATCTGTTTTTAAGTTTTTTACTGCTTGTTTAACAGCATCTTTGTTGGGTATCAGAATTGTAGTGGGTTGATTTAAACCATATTCTGCAAGTCTTAGATAACTCCTATATTTGTCAGCACACATTTGTACTGATTCTCTATTATTAATACAAGCAACACCTGCCTTTTCTAATTGTGATAATAGATTTAACCAAGAATCTTTTCTCGTAACTGAACCTCTAACCATTGCAAAGGTATCATTTTTATCTATAACAAAACCTTTTTTATCATTTACATTATGAATAGTTTTTATATCACCCTCATTTTTGATATATGCACCATCTAAAAAAACAACATAAACCTCATGACCTAACTTAGCCCCTTCCTCTTTAATTCTTTTTGCTGTGTGAAACAACTCAGATTTTTCTGGTTCATCTGATAGCACTAAAATTTTGAGTTTGGTTTCAGTTTGTTCTGTAATGAACGATTTGAAGTTTTCCATAATTTATTCTGGTTGCCATTTACCCATTGCTTCTTGTTTACCTTTATAATCTGCAAGTGCAGCTTTGATTGCATCTTCTGCTAATACTGAACAATGAATTTTTACAGGTGGTAATGCAAGTTCATTTGCAATATCACTATTCTTAATTTTTTCTACTTCTTCTACAGTTTGACCTCGCACCCATTCAGTCAATAAACTTGATGATGCGATTGCAGAACCACAACCATAAGTTTTAAATTTTGCATCTGTTATAATACCATTATCATCAACTTGAATTTGAAGTTTCATCACATCACCACAAGCAGGTGCTCCCACCATACCTGTACCAACATTTGGGTCTTCTTTATCAAGAGTTCCTACATTTCTAGGATTCTCGTAATGGTCTAAAACTTTATTTGAATATGCCACTATTCTACCTCTCTTTTTTTACCTATGTTATATTTAGTTTCCAACACCCATTCATCTTTCTCTTTAAATGAAATAATTTTAATTTGACTTAATGGTGCAATAGGTTCTGGTGTTGCTTTCATTTCTACCAATCCCCAATCACTTAGAAGTTTGACTATTGTATTTCTTCTTGCAATATCATTCTCTGACAAGTTGGTATCTTTACCATCAAGTGCAAATAGTTCTTTAAAGTGAACGATATAATATCTTCCTTGTTTATGAAGTATGTGGCAAGATTGATATAACTTTCTTTCTTTTCGTGAAGCAACTCCGATACGAGATAATGTTTCTCTAATCTTTAAGAAGTCGTCTGGTTCTTTTAGTAGAACCTCAAACATATGCTCCTGTTTCCAATTTACATTATTTTCCATGTTTACCACCTTTATTTAAACTATTTCTTATAGTTTTTATTTGTTCATCATTTAGTATATTAAGAGCAGATTTAGCTTTCTCATTACCATAACCATAATACTCTTTTACACATTCTAAATCCTTTTCCTTCTTTGCTTTGAGCCAAGGCGTATATCTTGACCTTGTTCTAAGAGTATTTAGTAAAAAATCAAACTGTAATTTCTTATCTAGTTGGTGATTCATATTCATTTCATTTACTAGGAAGATGGTGTCTTGAAATGGAGCAAGACATTTATTTACAATATATGCAGGATATTTCTTCTCCCACATCTCATCTTCACCATCCATAAGTTTTTCTTTAGAAGTATTGATGGCTTTTAAATATTCTTTTAACTCATAACTCATTTGTGATATCCTTGTTCTATTACTCGCCATGGTATAGTGTCTGCATGATTAGTTTCATTATATAAGTTTACACTATCTCCAGCAATTTGTATTCCACTATCTTTTTTAAATCCTTTGTATGTCATGTTAAATGCAATACTTCTTCTTTCACCTGAACCTTGAAATGGATACACTTGATGATATAAAGTATTTGGAAATAATAAACACATGCCTGGTTTTGGTTTAGTCACAAAAGAACCTACTGTAAAGACACTATCAGTTTGACAAAAAGTAAATTCTATTTGGCCATCTTTTTCTTTTGGTTTGTTAGGTATATTTCTAGGTTTCATAGATGGTATTTTTAAATATAATACAGAACTTATTTGACAATGTGAATGATTGTGTTGTGGATTATATTCATTCTCATATTGTGATACAGACCATATAGATTGCATTTGAGTTTTAATATCCATTGCATTAAATAAATCTTGTTGATGAGAATTTAAATAAGCTTGTTCTATGTAACTTCTACATAGTGCATGAAAAACATCCATACATTTTTTTTCTTCCAACATAGAATGTGGTATTTCACTTTCAGTTTCAATTACACCAGCAAGTCTAGAGCCCATGTCTTTTTTATCTTTAATTACATCAACAATGTCATTAAGTTTTTTAATAAACCCCTCTGGTAATTGTGCCACTAAAATTAATGGCCCAAAAGGTTTTACTACTTGTACATTTTTTATTTCCATTTCACATCAACCATAATTTCTGTTAGACAAGCCAACAAGTTTATTTCTTGGTCTGCCACAAAAGCTGACTGATACTGGTACTTAGATAAGATAAGAACTGCATGAGGTATTGTACCAGCAGTAGCATGATTATACAAATTGTCATAAATCCTGCGATAAATACGGACAGGGTCATTATCAAGATTATGTACAATCCACTTTCGTACATTAGTGAATTCCTGAGCCTTGAGTGCGGTAATAAGTTCATTTATATTTACCTCTGATATGTTTACAAGAATACCAGCATCTATCTGACCTGATGTAGAGTATCTTTGTAATTCGTTTATTGTTCTACGCCAATCTGGGAAATATTTAGTTAATACTTCCATTACAACCCTAGGTTCATATTCTATATTTTCTGTTTCAAGAATATTTTTAACACGACCAAAAAAGTCTTTTGCAAGTTTTGGTTTATCATCTTTTGCAATAATAAAATCAATTACACTACATCTTGAATGTAGAGGGTCAATTAATCTATTCTTATAATTACAAGTAAGAATGAATCCACAATTCTTATGAAATATCTT